GAATATTACTTGGCAAGCAAATTTCTTTTTTCGTACAAAGAGTTTAGCAACAGAAAAACTTAAGGAATTAGAAACTATGGGAATCAAACCAAATCACACTACAAGAAAAGTCAAAAGATATACACTAAGAGAGTATATAGAGTTTTTGGGACAAAGAGAATCTGCAAAACAATTTGGCTGTTCAGAAGCTGCCGTTAAGTCTTGGAGATATGGCTATAGAAATCCAACTGTCAATCAAGCTAAGAAAATTATCAGAGCAACTGATGGGAGATTAGATTACGAGTCTATTTACGGGCCTATATCTGAAATCATAGAAACAGAAGTTTAGTGTGTTTCAGCTTAATATTACTGAGGACGACACATCCTTAGAGCAAGCACTTGCTTACTATGACGAAGGCTATAACGTTGTTCCATTACAAAGATCTAACAAAAAGCCACCACCTTTTCTGAAAGGTTGGGAGCAATATAAACAGGAGCGACCGTCTAGAGACCTTGTAAAGTCATGGTTTGAGGGTAAGGATAATTTAGTTGTTGCTCTTGTTTGCGGTAAGTTTATTGTCGTAGATGCTGATTCTCCAGAGGCTATGAATTGGGTGGAGAACAATTTACCACCTTGTCCTTTCAAAGTTGTTACTGGTAAAGGTATGCACTACTATTACAACAACCCACAAAACTACACCACCTTTGCTACAAGGAGAACTCCAGAGACACCCATTGAAAGATTAATAGATATAAGAGGTGTAGGTGGACTAATCATTGCACCTTGGAACAGACACGCTAACGGACAAATATATAAACCTATAACGTTTCCTGATTGGAAAATTACAGATCACACAGACTTACCTGACTTTACAGAAATAGAGTTTGCAAAAATTACTGGCGTTCCAAAAACAGAAACAAGCGTGCAAACAGCACCTTTTCTATTAGATGGTGTATTAGAAGGATCAAGGAATGATGAGGCCGCAAGAATAGCAGGCTATCTAATATCTAAAAATGTAAACATTGAGTTTGTAAAAATCTTTCTACAAAACTGGAACAAAAATAATAATCCACCATTACCACAAGAAGAGATTGAAAGAGTAGTTACAAGTGTTAAAAGCACACATGATAGAAAAAATCAGATCGCACCTTTGTTTGTACAAGCAAGTGAAACCATACACAAACCTAGAGATCTGTTCAATCCACCTGGGTTACTTAAAGACATGTTTAAGTTTTGTGAGGAGATAGCACAAGTGCCACAGCCAGAGCTGTCTTTAGTAGGTGCCTTAGCATTAGCAAGTGTAACCTGTGGACGTATTTATAGAACAAACATGAACAACTTTTCATCTATGTATTTCATGGGTATTGCAAAGTCAGGACAAGGTAAAGAAAACATTAAAACATTTGTGGAATCAGTGTTAAACGCTAGTGACCATGAAAAGCTTGTAGTAGGAGATGGCTACACATCATCTGGTGCAGTTCACTCAGTTCTTAAAATGCGACCAACACAAATAACCATCATGGATGAGTTTGGTAAAAGACTGGAGGCCATTGGCGCATCACAAAACACAAATAGAGAAGATGGCATACAAACACTGATGGAAGCTTGGGGTAGGTGTCATGGAACATTGCGGCCAGATAACTATTCATTGATGAATGTGCAAGAACAATATAAAGAAATGATGATGAGCCGTGTTACACACAAGCCTGCCATTACATTGGTTGGTCTGTCAGTGCCGAAGAACTTTTACAAGGCATTGAATAGTGGGCGTATAGCTGACGGGTTTCTCAATCGTTTTGTTGTCGTTGAATCAAAAGAGCCAAGACGTGTAGGTGAGTTACGTAGATTTAAAGAACCACCAACATCAATTGTCAATTGGGTCAACTATATACGTAGACAAAGAGGAAATATGAGTGATGTATCAAGGGATAATGCAGAGATAGATCTTGACCAGATAGTTTTAAGGTTTGATAGAGAATCGGAAGAAATACTACAAGATTTTGCCCGTGAGATCGTAAAACGCCAAGATATACTAGAAAAAGACAACCTAGAGCCACTTCTAAGCCGTTCTAAGGAGAAGGCTATGCGTTTAGCCCTGTTATGCACACTTGCCTCTAACGCTGACGCACAGACGATTACAGGCGATATTACAACATGGGCTGTGGATTTCATTAGATATTACGATCTGTTGTTTATAGAGGCTTGTAGAGACAAGGTTGCTAGCAGTGCTATGGAAGCCAAAATTAAACAGGTGCTATCGTTTATTAGATCTAGAAACGGTGAGGGTATATCCAAGCGTGAAGTAGATAGACATGAATTATTTAGAAGTATGAAGTCGTATGAGGTCAAAGAGATTATTGAAAGACTTAAAAATGCAGGTGAAATACAAGAGGTTGAAATTAAGATAGGTGGTAAAGGCAGGCCTGCTAAGAGGTTTGTAGCTGTTGATCCAAACTTTTTTGAAGAGTGAAACTACAAGTCATACCAATATCTATTAAAGACGCAAATTTATTTGTTACAAATTTTCATAGACATAACAAACCTGTAAGAGGAGCAAAGTTTGCTATTGGTGTTTCATATGATGATCAGCTTGTAGGTGTTGGTATTTTAGGAAGACCAGTAGCTAGAAAACTTGATGATGGATTTACAGCAGAAGTAGTTAGATCTTGCGTTCACCCAGACGCACCAAAAAATACAAACTCTTTTATATATGGCAGACTATGGAGAATCTGGCAACAGATGGGCGGTAAAAGAATACTTACCTATACCCTCAAATCAGAAAGTGGTGCTAGCTTACGAGGTGCTGGATACAAAGTTACAGGAGAGACAGGTGGTTGGAAAGAGGGCACAGGATGGACTACAAGACCAGGCAGAGATTGGCAGCCTGTCACAGGACAATTGAAACTACGTTGGGAAAAAGATTAACCTAGTATAGGCCTACCAGCTACACGTTCAGCAAACTCAATACGTTCTTCTGATAACGGATCTGGTATTTGTGCTTGTGCTAGATCGGGTGATACAACATCTGGCACTTCAGGAACTGGTTGAATTGGTTTTGTTAGTTCATTAATTTGATCACGCATCTGTTGAAACATTTGTAGACCCTCACCAGTTTGTTCTTCTACTTGTTCATCAGTAATGCCAACGGCAGTTTTTGCATCTTCAAATAACTCATCAGCAAAATCAACTGTGCCTTCAACAAAAGAACCATCAACACTTCTTACACCATACTGTCTGGCCGCTCGTTCCATAATCTGCACAGCTTGAGCTATACTGCCTGGATCGTTCTTACTTAAAAGACCAACAAATCTTGGATTACTTAATGCTGTTCTTGCTATAACTAGACCCAATAATGGTTTTAATGAAGCAAGAGGTGCAAATACAACGGCCGCACCAAGACCCGCAGCTACTAGTCCACCAGCACTGCCACCTCTACCTATCTCTCCTGCTGTTAATATATCTACTTGCTTTTGAAAATCTCGCAAACCTCTTGTTGTTTCTTTACCAAACATAGCCTCAAGAGTTTCGTCTCCATAAGAGTTTAGGGCTGTCTCTAAATTACCAGATTTAAAAATGTCATTTATTCTGCCATTCCCATTGAAATCAACAGATCTTTTTAATAGTTTCATCATGCTTGCTTGTTGAATACTATTGAACACATCGTCATCTACTGTTGCTTTTAAATCTTCAATAACCTTAGCATTACCAGGTCTAAAAATAGTGTCTGTTGTTGCTTCAATACCTTTCTCTGGTAAATCAGCAATTGCACGATTAGCTCTAAATTTTAAAACTTTTTCAGATTCGTTAGCTAATTCTGTCAGACCTCTAATGAAAGCCTTACCTTGTGCATTTGCATTGAGACCTTCTTTGGTACTACTGAAATCAGCTACTAGGTCACGTAAATCTTTTGGTTTTAGGTTTGGTTGAACTCTATTTATATTGAATATGGTTTTTCTTACTAGCTCGCCACTACTGCCACCTGTTTTATCTTGAAACAAAATATCAATCTTACCTTTATCTGCCATTTCTTTGTCAAACTTCATTATTTGTCGAGCAAAAGTTGTAAAGTTTATATTACGGGTCTCTCCATCTGTTGCTTTGTAAATAGCATCGTCAAAAAGCTTTTGTTTGAGTTGAGCTTTTAATTTTGCCTCTGTATTTGCAGGCTTGTTAATACTAGCTAGATATTCGTCATAGTTTCTAACTGCTCTAAACAAATCTTCTAAATCTTTTGTTGAGCCACCAAGAAAAATCTTTTGATAAATGTCATCAGGTGGAGTAGAGCCAATCTTTGCATTTGAAATAATTTTTTGTATGTTTAAGTTATCAAAGGGTTGCATCCTTTGGGCGTTAAGTAAGTTGACACTTCTTAGTTCTGCAAGTGAATTATTAATTACATCTGCTTGTTGTTTTGTTACAGATATTCCTTGCCTTTTTAATCGTATGTTGAGATCAGCAAAAGTTTTTTTGCCAAGGTCTGTCATAATACTTCTTTTGGTATCAAAGCCAGTGGAGTCAATCAATCTTTTTAAATCAATCAACAGCTCTCTTTGTGGTGATGGTAATGGACTTTCTTTAATGTATATATCTAAATCTTTTGCAAAGTTACGCAATTGAAAAAGACTTACTCCTTGTCCTTCTGCAATGGCCTCTGCACCTGTTTTGTTGTATAAATCTAAAAACTTCTTCTCAACCTGATCTATAGTTGTACCACGTACTAATGGATCTTGGATACTTAAATCATAGCCAGGAAAGTCAGACTTAAAAGTTTTTATACGCAACAAACCTTTTTCAAAGTATTCATTTGCTGTCGTGTTAATGGCTGCGTTGATTGCATTAGCCACGTCTTTTGCTTGACCTGTTTTCAATACAAGTTGATCTTGCTGTCCTGGAACTACGGCTCTACCAACAGGTTGTAAGTCGCCCACATCATCTGGTTCGAGCTTATAAATACTACGCATATCTTTCATTAGGTTGTCAACCTTTTGATATTTTTCGCCCATTTCTTTAGTCACAAAAGCACGTGCTGAAGATACGGTGTTTTTAATGCTGTCACCAAAATCTTTTCTGCTAGGTATGTGACCATAATTACCTATTTGCAATGCATCTTCTGTGACATCTTTAAGTAATTTATCTAAACGATTGGTCACATCAGACTCAGCACTTCTTAGTGACTGTAGTTTTTCGTCAATAGATTTATCTAATCTGCCTTTTTGTGCTGATGATATGTAAGAATCAAGGGCTGATCTTTCATTCTTTATGCCTCTTAAAAGGTAATTAAGTTCTGCAAATAAATAACTAGCATTAGCTTTATCTCTGTTATTACCTAATACTTGTTCAGCAATACTTTGTGCTCTACCAGGCAACATTCTTTCTAACGATTGTTGTGCAGGTATGGCACCAGCAGATTTATCCATCTTCCAATCAAATCTCTTTACTTTACCTTTTTTAATAGCGTCTTTTATTTGCCTTTCTGTTGCCTCTTTACCTAACTCCCTATCAAGTTTCATAATGTCAGCTACAGATCTATTTTGATTTTGGTTATATAAAACTCTTGAATCAGAAGGTTGCACTCTTTTACCTAGAAAGGTTTGGTAAATCTTAAATACGCCCTCTCCAAGTCCTTGAGCTAATGATCCAAACACAAACTCTTGTTTATATAAATCGTTAATTTCATCTCTTTCTTGCAACTGAAAACCCTCAACAGTTTCAACCACTTCCTCTTCAGCTGCCTTACCTGCTGTACTACCTACACCAGCAGTAAGCATACGTCCTAATACCGCATTGTTACCCATGAGTCTTGTCATGCCCTTGAGTATTCTAGTTTGTGGAATAAAACCTGTTATTGTACCTAGTATAGGCCCTGCCACTCCAGCAAGGTCAGACAAATCGCCAGTAAGTAAATTAAAATCGTTTTCATCTATTATGGTATTAAGTTTTATAGTAGAACCATCTGTCAAAGTTCGTTCTTTAATTAGATTTTCTAAACCAAGTTGACGCATGCCATATGGTGTTAATGCCATTTGTCCTTTAGTGTTTCTTATAAATCCTTGTTCTCCTACCTCATTTACTAATTTATTTTCTTGTCCTATCGGCTCCTTCTGTGCACGCACTTCATCAAAAATATTTTGAATAGCTTTATTTTGTTCTTCAGTAGTCTCTGCAAGAGCTAAATTTCTTCTTAGTCTTTTATTATCAACTCCTGTTTCATAGTCAAAGAACAGTTCATCATAAAATGGTGACAGTGCACCTTGCGCTATAAGAGCTTTTACTTTTTTTCTTGCTTCATCGGCATTTTTTGCCTCTACAGTTTCAGTGACTCCTGGAGAAATCTCAACTTCGAATATTTCCATTAGTCGCCTGTTGTTGTAGCGTTAGGATTTAAGGTAATTTTATTAATCCTACCAGGTCGTGTTTTAGTGGAGCCTACGAAATCATTTGCGTACGGATTGCCTGCAAGCTCACCTGTTTCCATGTAATCTATAAGGTCGTCATTTTGTATTAAACTCATATCACCATAGTTTTCCATACCAATATAGTTGGATTTCAGTCTCGCTATGGCTCCAGACAT